CTTGAGCGCATCGTAATCCACCGTCGGTGACACCCTGTTGTAACCAGGATCATCGAGGGGCGTGTACTTGAAGGCAACCAAGGTGAGGTTGCGCTCGAGCAACGGCGCCATCTCTGGGTCATCCCGTAGATTTTTTAGGAGGCGCTCGTCGGCACAGATCTTGGTCGCCTTGCCGTCGGTGATGCCAGGAAGCGCCGGGATGTTGTCTGTCTTGTCACCACGGAGTGCCTTCCAGAGGACGTAGTCGTGGGGAGCCGGATCGACGAAGGCCTTACGCACTGGGTTGTAGAGCTTGACGTTCGGGTGCCCCAGCAGCTGGATGAAGTCAGTGTCAGTTGAGACAACGACGCACTCATCCGTGTCACGGTGGGCCTGCACCCAACTGCCGATCGCGTCGTCGCACTCGAGGTGGTCGTGCTTGACAAGATCCACAGGCAGGTGCTGGAGGAGCTCAAGGATCACCCGCTTCTGCTTTCGGAACTCGGCCAACTCAGCGTGCTGCTTCGTGCCCGGTTCAGCGACCCGGTTTGCCTTGTACTCGCCGTCCAAGTTGATCCGGTGCTGTGGGACACCCTCCAGGAAGAGCGTCACCTTGCAGGGTGCAAACTGCTCGACCAGTGGGCGAAGAGACCGGAAGAAGTTGAAGATGACGTAGTGGTCACCGTTACGCATACCAAAGCGTGCACGGTGCATGAGGTTGTAGCCGTCGAGAAGTAGGTGTCGCATCGTATCTCCTGCAGCCATCATACCACAGTTGTGTGAGCGCGCACGGGTCAGGCGGCGTCGCTCTGCGCCCCACCCATCAGTGCTCGAGCCAGGGCTTCTGAGCGCTTGATTGTACCCTCGATGGACGCAGTGACACGCTCGAGCATCACCTCACGCACCCTGTTCAGGTCGTTGTAGGGCTCAGCTTCGAGCTCTGTCAGATCCATGACTGACCTGTCCTTGTCCGGCAGCTGGACCATGTAGGTGGTTGCCACACCCTCAAGCGTCTTGCGGGTGATCGCCTCGACCACCCGAGTGGGAATGACCTTCATCTCGCCCTTGACGAGTAGATAGACAATTTGACCGACTTCGTAGTTCTGCATAAACGCATAATACGAAGTCGGTCAAGTTTGTTCAAATAAGAATGATCTTACTTGAAGCCGATGCCGAGGCCGCCGCGGGTGATCTGGCCCATCTTGCTGTTGCGGGGCTGGTTCTCCTTCGTGCCGTAGATCCAGCGGCTGCCGTGCTCGAGGCCATTCAGGATCTGTCCGATCTCCTCACGGACTGCCATGCGGAAGTCGTGCTCGACGAGGTTCTTCTCGGCGCGCTTCGCCTCGGCCATGAGCTCACGGTCGTCGATCTCGTAGACGACGTCGAGGTCGCTGTTGGCTGACTCATTGACAAGCTTACGAGCTGCAGGGCTGCGACCCTCACGGATGACGTTGGAACCAGCAGGTGCCTCAAGGCCGGCGAGCTGGCAGATGCGGTTGATATCGAACATAGGCATGATCCTCTGAGATTATCTATCACTCAGCTTGGGAACTTTCCACACGTGCTCTGATATTTGACGTGATGCCCTTGCCCTTCCTCGCGGCGTCAGCACGGGGCTCGAGGCCCACAGCGGCGCGCACCTGATCAAAGACGTCAGGTGTCAGCTTGTCCTGGAGGCGCTGCATGTCGACGAACTGGTGGAGGGTCATGTCGACGACTGGAACTTCCTCGCCTTCTGGGCCGGGCTCAACGTCGCCTGTCTTGCGTGTCAGGAAGATGAAGAGGAGGGGTGGATCCTCGACGTCGTCAGGGACGTGTATGAATGGGATCTTGGAGGAGCCACCGCCCTCCATCTCCTCGTAGACGATCTCTGGTAGCCAGTTCTTGCTGCTTGATGCCATATTTAAACCTCTTATGTAGACAAATCTACACATGCACGCAGAAGATTAAACTTCACCAGCATCATTATGCTACTTGATTTTCTGTACAACTTGCTTGTATTTAGTGTCCTCTGTCTTCAGCGCCCTATCAAAATCAGCTTTCACTGCAGCACTTTCACTGCCAAATCTTATTGAGAGTGCGTCTCTCTGCTCCGTGATACCCTCGACCCAGGTGTCGTGTGTGTTATCGACGACGTCGCGGAGAAGCTTGATGTAACCGTCTCGTGTCTGTAGTTCAACGGGCGGATTATCATAGTTGTCACTTGCATAGCCCGCCCCATAGAGCTTTGGACCTAGTAATTCTGGCGGGCAGTTGGAGTAGATGCTCAACGTCTTTATCAGAGCTTCGGCGACCTTTTTCTTGGCATCGGACGCGGTGAGCCCGGCATATTCCTTAGAGCTGCTGGGCCACGCCGCCATCGCGCCGCCGGCGTCGACGACAGACGAGTAGAGCTCGAAGGCCCGAGTGATGTCAGCAGCGGGTTTGCCATCGGTGGCAGCTGGAGTGTTTGGATTGAACTGCGTCTTGTAAGCGGTCTGAATAGCGTCGCTCCACTTAGGAGCACGTTTAGCTTCATCGAACAGCTTGGGTGTGTCGACGAGTGGGAACCGCTTGTTGTCTTGACCACAGTTGAAAGCGTCCTCCATCCAGTTGTAGAGGCCGATCAATCCCACGACCCCGGTGGCAATGAGGAGGCCTTTAAGCGAGGGCCCCTTGAAACGTACCTGCCCAAGCTGCACACGCTGGGAACTCTGGTAGGGCGCTTCACTGATGATCTCTCGGATGACTGCCCTGAGGACTGTTTGCTCTGTCAATGCTCTTCTCACACATCCTCCTCAGCGATCAAACCCAACCGCACGCCGTGGCGCTTCGCCTTCCCACGCAGGTGTCTGATGCTGTCCATCGCTCTCGACACTGTATACCTCTCTTTACGCTCATCCCGTCCCATGCAGTGACGCAGCTCATCCAGCGTCCTGAGGATCTTATCCATCTCCTCGAGGTACTGGATCGAACCGTAGTGCTCGGGGCGCCGGGGCATGAGATTACTTGTTGGCTCTGATCAGCTGCCTGATCCGCTCACGGAATGCCTCGGTGACTGGGCTGCCCACCTGGATTGGGCCGGCTGGTGCCGGTGGCTCCTCGGGAGCTGCGGGTGCTGCTGGGGGTGTTGCACCTGCTGCAGGCTCCTCAGCTGGGGGTGCCTCGGGTGCAGCCTCTTCCTCGCCTGCGCGGCTGATGGTGATGCCGTGGGGCTCATCACCGGGCTCGGCAGCCTGGGCACCTGTCATCTTACCGGTGACGATGCCCGACAGAGCACGGAGGAAGATGATCATCGCGTAACGTTCAGCGTCCTGGAGGCGGTCGTAGTAGGCCTCAAGCTCCGTCTCGATCGCACTGTCCCGCACTGACTTGCCGCTGCGGAGGTCGAGGATCGCGCGTGTCATCGCGTCAAAGGAGGGTTCAAGTGGATCCTCCTCACCTGGTGCAGGTGCAGCAGATGGTGCTGCCTTCTCCTTGGGTGGTGCAGCCATCGTGGGATCAGCAGCGAGGTCGGCAGGTGGCTCAGGAGCAGGCGGTGCAGCTGGTGCAGCACCAGGTGCATCCTCTTCCTGCATGAATCGCCCCAGATCACGCTTGGTGGCGCTTGCAGCACTCTTCTGCCGGCGCCGCTCGTCGTCGATGTCGACCTGAGCTGTGGTGACGCTCTCCTCGGCCAGGACCTTCAGAAACTGTGCCAGCTGGTTAGCATTTTTTATCTTGATCGTGCTCATCGCCCGCCCCACTTTGTGCGGTTCTGGGGAAGCTCTCGGTAGAGCTTGTTGTAGATGCGGGCAGGATGCTGATCCTGGTCGCGCTGCCACTCAACGACGCGCTCGGCTTGGTGCTCCTCGCGCTCAACGATGTCTTCCATAAACTTACTGAAGTCGAACTCTTGGCTCATTCAGATCTCCTAGCATGCTGCTCTAATCTATTAACTATCGTGCAAAGTTGCTTTCCTTCCGTATTATCCCACGTGACTGCACAGTTTTTCAGGTCAAAATCTAACGCGTGGTGACCTGCAGTGACGACGCACTTCACGGCACCCTCATGCTGGTGCAGCATGACGGGTAGAGCAGGTACTGCTGTGAAGGACAATGTGATCTCATCGGTCGAGAAGATCATCTTCTTGAGCGGAATGGTGATTTGTGAACCGTCGAGGTGGAATGTGACGTCAACAGACGTGATGGTGTCGACTTGACCGTCATCATCTTCGTCGTGTGCCAAAATTATTCGATCTGTCAGATCGTCACTCATTAGTAGCATCAGGCGACCTTATCAGTGCCGTAGTAGTAACGGACGTCGTTGTAGAGGTCGTCACAGAACCGTGACAGGACGAGATCTTGCTCTGACACATCGTCGATCACACGGGTCTGCAGCGTGATCGTGACCTTCAGCCCCTCGAGCTCGATGTGCGGCTCGTGGTGCATCTGTCGTGCCTTGACGAGCAACTCTGAGACAAAGGAGTGGAAAGCTCTGAACTTGACAAACTCGTATGTCTTCCTCAGCTTTCTGCCATCGTCGAAGTGCGCCCATGTGCTCTGGTCGACCTTGACGGGAAGCCCCTCCTCGCGGAAGGGAAGTTTAAATCCAAAGCTCACAGCGCCTCCTAATCAGCGGATTGCACGCCTGATTATACTGCGCAGGATGGCAGCTTCACTCACGGGTTCACCCTTTTTCTTCTTCTCAGGCTGCTTCTTGACGAAACCCATCCCGCTGTCCTCGATCATGTCCTCGACTTTCTTGAGTAACTTGAGAGGCTCTGGGTCGCCATCCTTGATGCCATCGATGACGTCTTTCTCCAGGTAATTTTTGAAAGATTTGACAATATTAAATTCATCATCTTGTGTCTTTCCAACAAGCGAGTGCACCATGGTAGGCTCACGAAGCTTTGTCTTAGCATATGCAGCTGCCATATTGACGATGAAGACGAGTGTGATGTCTTTATCAAAGAAGGCTGTTGATGCACGACTAAGATCTGACACTCCTGTTGCACCTGTCTGATTTTCAACGAACGCCTTAAATCCAGGATCTTGCAGGATCTTTTCATAGGTTCTAAAGAACTTTGACACCTGCATCTTTCTGCTACTTCCGAACATCTTCAAGACGTCTGTGTACATGCTGAAGACGGGATCTTTGTCTGCAATCTGGTTGAGTGGCTTCAATGCGGCATTCTGGAATTCCCTACTTACTCTGGTGCTATCCTCAAATGACTTAGAAGCAAGGAAGATTACAGGCCCCATGAATTCTTCAATAAAAGCCTGATAGAGGCCTACCCTCATGTCAAAGCGCTCTCTGCTAAGGACGTCTGACGCAAAGAGTGCATCAAACTGCCGGCGCTCGATCTCCTCAGGTGTCTGTCCCTCCTCCTCACCCGACTGACTGATGTCTCTCATGAGCAAATTAACTTTCTCAGCAGGTATGTCTGCTCTTGATCCACCCATGCGTCGAAGTATGTCAGATGCTAAGTTGCGGCCTTCTATGCCTGCTGCGAACTTGTCACGCTTGACCTTGACAAATTTTTCCAACAGATCTTCAATGTTTGTCATGATGGATTGAGCAAGTTCATTCTTGAAGAATTCAGCTGTGTTGACACGACCGATCTGCATCTGTCCTATTGCTGTCATGTCACCGCGTGAATAGGCACCAGCTTCTGCAGGAAGTTGCTGTATGTCATCGGCAACTTTAGACAAGTCAATGATGACTTGCTTCACTGTGCTTACTTCATCAGCATCTTCTTCCTCTTCTTCGGCTGCCTCTTGACCCTTCTTGCCCTTTTTCACCTTGATAACAAGATCAGCAAACGTGTAGGAAAACTGATTATTCTCTGGGCTGAGTGTATTCTTAATAAATTCACCCAATTCAGTACCAAAACTTCTAAGTGTGTCATCTGGTACACTTGCACTGATTGGGAGCTGTTCACCAAGTTGGATTAAAATCTCTTTAGCAAGGTCGCCCGCTTCAGTTCTAAGCGATCCTTCACGTTCGCGCTTGATGCCGCTGGATGGGTCACCCATCAGGTGACCTGTCGTGATGAACTCAACAAGCTCATCGAAGTGGTCGTTTATTGCCTTCTCTGCTGCAGCAATCATCTGCTCTTTTGAGACATTGTGCAGGGCCGTTCCAAAGCCGCCCACTTCTGCTGTGGTTCCACGAGCGCGCAGCTTCATCTTCCGTTTGTCATCAGACAGTGTTATTGCACCAGGTTGAAGAAGCTCTGCCTTGATGTCTGCAAGATCTTGTGGGCGCTTGAACTGCTCGCCAGCTTTCTTGGCAATCGCAGCAAGCAGTGAGTAGACAACACTCATTGTTAGAGAAGGAATGCGACCCAAGCTTGCTGCGCCAGGCTGCCGTCTATCTTGTCTCTCAATATTTGCCATAAATGTATCGACGTTAGCATCAGCAGCTTTAATCTGTGCATCAATCGCAATCCCCTCGGGCGACCGTGGATCGATGTCTCCTTTACGAGCTTCGCGGAGATGCACAGGACGATCGAGCAGGAATGAGAGGATGCTGGCCATCTTTCTCTCACTCAACATGCTGTCGTCTGTTTCTTTTCCGTCAACTGTCTGTTGTGCAAGATCCTTAAGCTGCTTGTAGAACTTCTGCACCTTGTCCTGAGGCACCTTCTCTGCGACAGCTGACGCAGCCTTTGTAAGCTCTGACGTATTGACGGGCTTATAGGCGTCATCGTCAACGTTAGGCTTCTGCGTAGAGAGCTGTGTGGCCATCTCCTCAGTGGGCTTGACGACGTCCTCGTCATCGAGCTTGGCTGGGATCTCATCTATTCTTACGCTGTGAAAAGAGCTGACCTCGCGAACAACTTGGTCAATCATCTCCTCAAGAACTTTCTTCTTGACGACAATCTGCATCTAAAACCTCTGCAGATAAATATATCGCGCAGATCGTAAAGCTAGTTAATGAAATCGTCACCTTTTGATGACGTTGTGTGAGAAGTCATCTTGGTGCGCTTCAAGCTCGCGTTCTTAGCTGCACGTTCCATCTCAGCCAGCAGATTTGTCTGTATCATCGCAAGTGCAGCGATCGTCTTGTGGTGGTCGATTAAGATGGCATCTTGATCAACTAGCTTCCTCTCAAGCAGGGAAATTCTATCACATGCTTCTTTCAGCTGGTTCTCTAGTGCTTCTGTCTTATCTTTGACCTCATCAACGATGAAGAGAGATCTTAGTTTGTTGAACAATGTCATCATCCGTCTGAGAGTGGATTGTTATCTTCTATAATGTTGAATATAGATTCTGCATCTGACGCTGAAAGGCGTTTTATTGACGCATCCCGCTTTTTCATCGCCAGGTTCGACATCATCTCCAGCGCATCGGGATCTTCAGCAGCAATCATCTGCGCGAGCTCCTCAAATACGTCCTGCATTGTCAGGCTGTACTTGAAGCACTGTGCTCTAACTAATCCGTGTGTCTCTCTGGGGATGTTGATGTGAACCGACTTCTTTGTCTCAAAACTGATCAGACGCTGCGTGTCGATCTGCTTCTTCATGCGCCGCCAGTACCGCCTGTGGGCTTGCCTTCTGAGCCGGGTGCGTCAGGTGCGTACAGGAAATCTTGATCGTCCATATTAAAGTCAAACTGCGTATCCAGCACTTCCTTCATGCGATCCACGTACTCTTGGCTGTAGTTCTTCTTGAGGAAGAGCATCGCGCGGTTGATGATGACCGACTCGACGTCAAGCAGCCGCTTATTATTCATCACTAAGCGAGCCAGCTTCTTTGTGAAGAGGTCGATGTCTATCGCTGACTTAACGAGAGGCGCAGGCTTCAGATCATCTTTCATCTCTGAGCTGTCTTCGGGCTCAGGCGCCTCATCATCTGGAGCGGGAGCAGCAGGATCTCCCGTGAACAAGTCGGTGGGAGCCTCGTCCTGCTCATAGAGTAAACCTAAAAGCGACCTGCGCTTGAGCGCCTCAAAGATCATTTCCTCTTCTGACTCAACAGCTTCTGCAGCTTCTGCCTCGAACTTAATGATGTATGAGTCGATCTGGTCGTCGACTGAGTCGAGTGAAAGGCGGGTGCTGCCTGTCATCTTATCAACAACTGACACACTTTCTACGTCGCTTTCCTCGTAGAGCCTGCGACGCCTGCTTGTCTGCCTTGATCTCATAGTGACCTCATTGCTTGTGCGACGCGCTCAGATTGCTTGAAGCGATCCTCGATGACTCGCCAGTTGAGCTCCTTCATCATCGCGATGCTGTATGTCTTCACATCCCTGAGGTAATCCTTGTAGTAGGCATGCTGCCACACGTCCATCACGATCACTGGAAAGCACCCAACCGGGATCTCAATGCTGTGTAGATCAACGACAGCATTCATGTATGTCTGTGTGAAGAGGTTGTAGTATGTGACTGCCCAACCGCAGCGTGATGCCTGACAGCAGGCGAGGAAATCCTCCTGCCACTTGTCGAACGTGCCAAAGTCGCGCTGGAGCCGCATGTAAGTGAGCGAGTCCATTGTGATCTTGCTGTGCAGATCACTGATGTTGGCAAAGTAGAGCTCGTGGAGGAAGATCGCGTTCATGTTGTAGGTTTCATCGATCTTCAACGAGCGAAACTGACTGTTGTTGGAATTAACTTCTGTCCTATCGACGCTGTCTAGTTCTGCGCTGATGCGGTTGAAGGCCTTGATGTAGTTTTCATACAGCTCAAAGTGAGCACGTTTTGTGCCAGCACTCTGGAACTCTGTAGGAAGATTGAAGGGCTTAGGGTCGGCAACAAGCGCCTCGTCGAGCCGCTTTGAGCTCTTGGCTGTCTCACCGCTTAAGCCAAGTGTCTGACGGACAATTTGTGTGATGTCTTTACTCATTATGCCAGCTCGTATTGGTCAAATTCATCTTGCGCCACGATCGTCTCAAGGGGCTCAGGGGTGTCATCGTCGTAGTACTTCATCTTCAACTGGAGAACACCGTCGACGTTGTCAATCCCAGTGATTGTGTAAAGATACTTAGAGCCCTCAATTTTATTGTTTCCAACGTGACGGATCTTAAGCTCAGGTGAGACGACGACCTCTTTGCCCACTTTCACTGTTAGCTTTTCAAGCACAACCTTGGTCAGAGATCGTCTGATCAGTTTGTTTACATCTTGTGGAGTTAACTTTTTCATCATCTATATCTATCCGCTAAGTTTGAGTTATTTTTCTAACTTTTATCCCAGCGCCCGTGAGAATGTCAATACCGCTGAGATCTCTATAATCTTCGCCGTACACGAGCTCGTTGATACCTGCATTGATGATTGCTTTAGCGCACATCTTACAGGGCGACAACGTCACGTACATAACACGTCGCTTTAGGTTATTGTAGTCAAGCTTGATCAGTGCGTTCATCTCGGCATGGATAAAACCTGACTCGCCGGGGTCACTCGACTCTCTGCAATTTGGGCCACCTGCGTGGTCACCGTTGTATCCTAGCGACAGCACTTGTGTGTTGTCTCCAGTGACTATTACAGTTCCGACCTTGTACTTGTCGTCTGCTGACCTGCGTGATACTTCACGTGCGATGTTCATCCACACTTCATCCCAGCCTGGACGCATCCTTACTCCTTGTCGAAGATTGTCTCAATACTAACGTTGGGCGCAAGAGCGAAACCTGCAGCTTTGCGATGTCCTCCTCCGCCGTACTTCTTGGCGACCTCGCTCACATCAGCATCATCATGGTGCGCCCGGAGGCTCACTTTCACCTGGTGTGTGTCGTGGTCGTAGTACCAGATCACTGCGAAGTCACACTTGGGTGACAGCGCATTTCCAATCTCGGACATCCAGTGGGGTGAGTTCACCACCAGGACATCCTTGCCGTTCAGCTTGCGTGGCGCAGCATGCTTGGAGATCTTGGAGATTACCGTCTTGGAGTATGCGAGGATGTAGGCACCGCGCTCCTGTGCATCGTCGACTGCTGAGTCGTCGAGGTACTTATCAAATTCCTCGAAGTCGAAGGGTACCATGTCAAATGCTGCTGAGAACTCCTTCGAGTACGGGATCTCCCACTTCCAGAGGTCACGATCCTCGATGTGCTTGATCATCCGAGGTGCTTCCTTACCGGGATGGAAGAACTTCCAGGCCAGCATTGCACCGCTGTGGTTCATGTCGAAGTGTGTGCAGGAGACGTCGTGCAGCTCTACCATCGCCGACTTGTGGTGGTCGAGGACGAAAAACCCCTTTGCCTCCTTCATCAAGCGCTTAGTAGTAGCATTATCATATGAGAAATCTACGACGATGACGTTCTTCCCAGTCACATCTGGCGGTGCCTCTCCGTACTTTGCGGCGTAGTATTCAGCACGGTCGCCAAGTAACTTCCACGCTGCCCAAGCTGCACCAAATCCATCTGTGCAGCTTGCATGATAAATGACCAGATTGATGCTGTTAGGATCTAGCATGCTACCTCGATACTAATGTATCACGCTTCGCGCGCGGTCGCATGATGTGACCAGCATCGAGGCTCATAGAGCTCAGAACCCCCAACAGTGATCTCTGCGATGTCATTGATCTTCTTCTGTGTGTACGGTGCATCCTCGCCGCATACAACACAGACGGCAGTGCACTTCTCAACCTTTGTCGCCCAGGGAAGGATCTTCTCAATCTCTGGGAAAGAGTTGCAGCTGGCAGACATCTCGATCGACGACACGACGACAGACACGCCTCTACGGTAGATCTGAATGAGTGCGTCTGCAGAGCCGTCAATCATGAAAGCTTCGTCAACTGCTACAACGTCTGGTTCATATACGTCAACGTGGCGTAGTATCTCATCACCAGTGCTAACAATGAGAGCTTCAAGTTTTCCACCGTTGTGTGTAGTGATCTCTTCTTTTGCATACCTTCTATCCATCTTTGGTTTAAACGCAAGGACACGCTGGTTCTGATATCGAAAGCGGTCGACCGCACCGATCAGACGTGTCGTCTTGGACGACATCATAGGCCCACAGAAGACAGTGAATGTTGGTGGGATGCGCATTACTTGAGCTCCCACCAGGCGAGCGTCTTCTCAAGCCCATCCCAGAACTTAACTAGTGGTTGGTATCCGAAGTCACGATTTGCTGATGTCCAGTCACCCAGTGTGTGCTTGACATCTCCTGGACGCCAGGGAGCGTGACGAACTTCAACTGTTGGAAATGCTCCTGTAAGGTGTTGGAGGATCTCAAGGTTTGTCGTCCTCTCACCGCAGCAGATGTTGTACCCTTTGCCCATGAGGCGGTTCGGCGTCTTGGCAGCAAGAATATTGGCACTTACGACGTTGTCAACATGACACATGTCACGGGATTGAGATCCATCACCATCGGATCTAAGAGAGCGCCCGCTCTTGATTGCATCACACCAAGCAGACACCGCTGTGGAATAAGGTGAGTCGCCATACTGGCCTGCGCCGAAAACGTTGAAATAACGCAGACAGACGGTGTCTAGATCGTAGAGCTCACCAAATAGTCGACAGAAATCCTCAAGAGCACTCTTCTGGAGGCCGTATGGAGATCTTGGGTTACGTGGCGTCTCTTCAGTTGTCGGCAGTGTCTCCGTGTTACCATAGACAGCTGATGATGATGCAACAACCACCTTGTCGACGTTGCCGACGCAAGAATGGAGAAGCTCAATGCTTCTCAGAAGATTGACGTCTGTCGTCTTCGTAGGCTGCTCGACAGAGTAGGAAACTTGCGGAACAGCTGCCTGGTGGAAGACGATGTCGTATTGCTTCCGAGCAATTCTGTCTAGAATGACTGGATGTGCAAAGTCGCACTCATGCACGTAAACTTCTTTCGAAGTTCTCTGCTTCTGTGCCTCATAGATTTCTGCCATGCCCGGCAGAAAAACTCGATAGTTCAAACCATCAAGAAGGTTGAGATGACCGTTCGACATGTCGTCTACTACGTCAACTGTCCAGCCATCATCGACGAGCGCGTGCGTCAGATTTGACCCAATGAAGCCGGCGCCGCCCGTTACTAATGCTCTCTTCATTTATGCCTCTAAGTACTTTAATGCGTAGGTTGAAAGATTACATGTGCTGAGTCGAGAGTGAGATTAAACCTCACGGGTGTCTCAACGGTGAGGCCGAGCTCACGTCGGGCTGTCTGACCCATGTGACCGATGAAGTGGATGTCATTTGGGAAGATACGCGACACCTCAGAAGATCTGCACACGATGTTGGCGTGAAGCACACCGCCACGATACATGAAGTGGGCATAGGAGATGCAACTATCCTGTGTCATGACAAACCGTCGCGACTTGAGATCCTGCTTCATCTCGTACTCATTCTGGCCAGCCAGCTCTGCTTGGATCTTTTCAATAAGCTTCTTGCGTGTTGCTTCGTAGTACTCAAGCTCAGGTTCGTAGAAGAGAGCCTTTGTGCTGAGTGTCTTGAAGTCAGTGTCTTCCCACGTCATCTTTAGGAAAGGCGCCTCACCAGACAGTTTGATCCTCGCATGATCGTGCGTCATCTCTGCAAGTCGACTGTATGTCTGCCGCTCGTAGTTTAGAAGCCACCGTGCAATGTCATCACTGGAAGCTTTTGATTGCGCGCAAACTAAGACGTTAGGGTATGCGCTGAGACGTGAAACCTCATCCTCAAAGATGGTGTACAACTTCTCAATCGTCACTTGATCTTGAAACTCGTCGCCTCTTTCAGCAAGGCGATCCTTGATGGTGGCCAGTGGGGGCATGAGCACAACGATCACATTGTTCAGATCACTGATCTCTTCCAAGAGAAGCTGCCGCCAGTGGTCAACATCTCTTCCGTACATGACTGCATAGCAGAGCATCGAGAGAGCACTTCGATCGTGGATATTCCACTTGAAGCCTGTTGCACGATGCAAGCTCCTAAACAGTGTTGTCTTGCCGCTGCAATCCACACCTTCTAACACAACTGTCTTTAGATTAAACTTCAAATCACACCTCGATCTTTCGCATTTTCATTGCTGAGGTCGACATACCCCAGTTAGCATCATATTCTACCTCAGCGAGCCACATAGTGTATCGCTCGGGCTCTTCTTTAAATGTGCCCCACACGCGGATCCTTGCAGTGTCACTATTATTGTCAACAGCGAATGCTGTGTAGAATGTCTTGCCGTTCTTTGTCTGTTTCTTGACCCAGTCCTGCGCACAGAACCAGACAACTGCCTTCGATCCTGGTGAGATCTGCATTGCAGACGGGACGTTAGAACGATCAATCTTTGCCATCACGGTGGGTGGGAATAGTAGTTCTTCTGACGCCGTGGTCAAGATCTCCACGAAGTTCTTGATCTTCTCGTAGCGGTTCCAATCTTGGACATCCGCTGTTGCCTCGATCAACTGGTCGATGATCACAGGCTCCTTGCCGTGCTCCTTTACCCACTTCTTGGTGGCCGTCTTGGTCATTCCTGTGCGACCCTTGCGGAGCGTGTCATAGTTCTCGATGATCATCTTGTGTAGCTGATTGTGGTTGTTGAGACGCTCGTCCTTGAACTCCTGCAGTGAACCTAGGCTCTCAGTGAGGATCAGCGACTCAAGGCAGCTCTTGTTCAGCTTGGAGTGGCGCCACTCACCTTCTGCATCGAACAGGAGGTCATCCAGAGCACGGTAGGGCCTGTTCTCCATGATCTCACTCACTGCTGAGTCGCCCAGGCCCTTGACAGATGTCAGCGGTGGAACGAATGCCTGGATCTCATCAGAGTACGTCCACTCGGTACCTGAGTAGTTGATGTCGACCTGCGAGAACTTATAACCGATTGCCTTGATCTCGGCAATAGCCTTTGCCAGCCCCTTTGGATTGCCCGTCTCAGACTGCAGGATCGTTGCCAGCCACTCCTTCTCGTAGTGGGTGTGGAGCCAACCGGCATAGTAGGAGTCGATCGCGTAGGACACGGAGTGTGACTTGTTGAAGCCGTACACTGAGAATGCCTCGATCGTGTCCCAGAGCGGGCCTGTCACCTTCTCAGGCACACCGTGCAGTGCCAGAGCACCGTCGATGAACTGCTTCCGCGCTGCCTCCTTCTCAGATGACTTCTTGCCCAGCGTGTCCAGCGACTTCTTGACCAGCGTCTTGCGGAGCTGGTCAGCCTCGCCAGGAGAGAACCCTGCCAGCTTTTGGGCCAGCATCATGAACTGTTCCTGAAAGACAACGTAACCGAATGTCGGTCCTAGCACATCCTGGATGACAGGATGGTCGTACTTGATCTTCGAGGCATCCTTCTTTGCCTGAACATACAGCTTATGGACGTTTGCCTTCAGTGGACCTGGCCGGTAGATTGCAGTCAGTGCTGCCAGCTCACCGATGTTTGTGGGCTTCGCATCGAGGCAGAACTTACGTGCACCGTCTGCCGTGAACTGGAAGACACCGACGAACCGACCCTCGTGATAGACGTGCTTCCAAACCTGCTGGTCATCCTGCTTGACCGTGCGGCAGTTGAGATGCTCATCGAAGAAATCCTTGATCTGGCTGAATGTCGGGTTCTTGACACCCTGCTTGATCAGGATCCGCTTGATGCAGTTCTCTACGTCCTTGAGCAGTGTTAGGCCGAGGAAGTCGAACTTGAGGAAGCCGTTGTCCTCCAGGTTGCGGAAGTTCATACCTTCTGTCCACGGCGTCTGCAATTCACCGCGAACACCGATGATGGGCATGCCTTCAGCCAGCGCCTTGGGTTCTGCAACGAGGACGCCGCCTGCATGACGACCGATCGAACGGTTTTCCATGAAGAGCGCATTAACGTGCTCCTCCACCTCGGGATACTTCGTCATGAATGCATTGTAAGCAGGTGAGTACTTCATGCAGTCATCGTGCTTGAGGACGAAGACCGACTTCTCCTGGTCGTCATCCTTCGCGTGAGGCATGACCTCGTCCTGGAGCGGACCTGTCACCGCATTGACCTCATCAAACGGGACGTTGAAGAACTTCGCGACGTCCTTCACCAGCGACTTCAGCTTCAGAGTGTTGAAGTTGGAGACGGGAATGACAGCGTCGTCACCGAAGAGCTCACGTGCCGCGTCAATAAGAACGTCACGATCGCCAGCATCGGAGTCGATGTCGGGCCAAGACACGCGATGCCGACCAAGGAAGCGGTTCCAGAGGAGGCCGAACGGAAGCGGATCGATCTGTGTAATCCCGAGGATGTAGTTGACGAGAGATCCGGGTGCCGATCCACGACCTGGCCCGAGGAGCGTCCGCTCCTTGGCACGGTGGAAGATCTTGTACATCGTGAGGAAGTAAGATGCGTGTCCCAGGTGCTTGATGTCTGAGAGTTCCTCCTTCACACGGGCCATGTACTCGGGCTTTTCATGTAGCCCCATCTCGCCCATCCGCTCCTTGACGAGATCCACCAGCTGCTGGAACTCTGTCTTCTCAGGCGTGGCGAAAACTGGAAGCTTGGCGCCTGTATCGACCCAGACGTCCTCACACTGCTGCCAGGCGATGTCGTGCGTCCGCTCGATCGCATCTCGAACCAGCTCCTCGTTGCCTTGATAGAATGTGTAGGCATCAGTGTGTCGGTTGAACTCCTCCCACATCTGCTCGGCGTTCTTTGGGTAGAGCTCGCACTTCAGCTCATCGAATGCTGGGAGGGGCTTGGGTTCCTCCTTCGCGTTCATCCACGCCAACTTCTTGTAGAGCTCACGTGTCTTCCACTTATCAGGAGTGGGATAGTGACTATCGCAGGTCGCCACCAGCGGGACGCCTGTGCTCTTGTGCAGATCGATCAGGTGCCGATTGACGTCGTGCTGCGCCTGCAGCTTGTTGAACTGGATCTCGAGGTTGAAGTTCTCGAGGCCGACGACGTCCACAAACCGATCCGTCAGGTTCTTGAGCTCGTGCTGGATCTCAGCATCTGACTTGTGCATCGCCTGTCCGCGGAGGACGCGGTTCGCCATGATGCCACCGATGCAGGCTGTGCTGACGACAAGCCCTTCACCGTGCTGCTTGAGCATGTCGAAGTCAATCCGAGGGAAGCGGTAGTACCCCTCCTTGAATGACCGCTTGACCAGCGTGAAGAGGTTGGACAGGCCACGCTTGTCCTTAGCAATCACAACGAGGTGGTAGCGACGCTTCCACTCGTCATCCTTTACTTCGAGTGATGATGCATCCTTTGTCTCATCCTCATTCTCGATGATGTGACCCGCACCTGCCTCATCGTCGGCGTCGATGTCAGTCGCCTCCTTCGACTTCTTCTCAGAGCGGGCAGCAGCGACTGCATCCTTGTGATCTTGATACTGCTCTGCCCAGTTCTTCAGTGATGGAACGAAGTAGAACTCGACCCCGTTCAGCTGGCGGAATTTTTGTCCTGTCTTCTTCATCTTCTTTGCAGCCGACTGAGCATGGGCAAGACCACTACCGTTGCCGTGGTCAGTCAGCGCCCATGCGTCCATGCCGTTCTTAACAATCCACTCAACGTGTTGAGCAGGATATCCTAATCCATCCATGGTGCTAAATCCGGAGTGACAGTGTAGCCCGACAAAACGACTAGGTGGTGTAATCAAAGGCATTCTTAATTTCCTTAGTTAAAGTTTAATCTTCATCTTCTAATTTTACATGAGCCCACAACCGTTCGTTTTTTATAAAACCAACAGTTGGTCGACTAATTTTAAACATGTCTGCAATCTGGTAGTGTGTATACAATTTGCTTCGCAAAAGGCGTTTTATTTCTAAAACTTCTTTTTCTGTCAACTTTGCAGATGGATTGCTACTACCTTTTGATTTATCAGATAGTTTTTGTCGTGTTGATTCTTTAACTTCTACTTTATGGCCAGATTCAGCTCTTAATTTTGCCGCCCTAGAAAGGTTCTCTCGATGTGTATCAGAAAAAATACGTCCCTTTCTCTTATCACTCATTTTTTGCTTTGTTTCTAATGACGCTTTTTTGCCAGTTCTAGAAATAGACATTTTTAACCGTATTTCATCTGTTGGATTGCAGACGCCATCACCCCCAGCTGTCATGTTGTAGCCGGTGCTTGCGTTTTGTGCGCCTAAACTAGCAATTAGACGAATTTCAGCGTTCTTTGCTTCTAGCTCAGTTGCGCACGTTTCTAACACATCAATTTTAAAATTTTCTAATCCGTAGTGATTCATCGCACAATAGAGCAAGGTTTTACGTGTTTTTGACCGCGCTTTGTGCGTCGTCCATCTTGTTTCTATATTTTTTGTCATACCAATGTAGATTTTTTCATTTATCAAATTGGTAATTTTGTACACGTAATATTTTTGTTCCATATCTGTAATTATCTACATTGGATATCCGGCACAACAAATTTTTATTTCACCGGTTGAAGAATTGTGTGAGGTCGACACCGCGCTTCTTGGCATCTTCCAGATATCGCAGAGGATTATAATCCGTGGAACCCAGATTACGCTGGATGTCATTCCACGACTTTTCCAAGCCACTATATAGGTCGTATTTTGGTGTCCAACCAGAAGCATCCCTGAACTTCTGTGAGCTTAAACGATGGTTACCCAAGTAGTCGGTTCCTGGGTGCCATTTTACCACACCCTTTAGATCCTTGCACGAGATCTCGCTCATCATCTCGACGATCCTGCCTGTGTTCTCTGGCGTCTCCGCAGCGACGTTCCAATCGTCGTTCCACAGCTCCTTATCGACCACGGTGGCCACCGCATCGCAGAAATCTTCCACACGCATGTAATCCTTGATCTTCTTCGGATCGAGGAACATGTCGATCTTCTCCTTGCCGTGTGCAGCGCCGAAGAACCCCTTCGCAATCAGAGAGTTGTTGTCACCCACGCCACCATAGCAGAAGAGGGGCCGGACGATCGACCACTTCGTGCTGTGTGCACGGACGATGTACTCACCTGCCAGCTTCAGAGATCCGTAGAGTGTCTGTGGGCCGTGCGAGGAGCGCTCAGCGATCCAGGATCCCTGATACAGATCTGTGTTATAGATGACAGTCGTTCCGAGGTAGAGGACGGCTGCACGGGCTTTCTCAGCAGCGCGACAGATGTTGTAGGTTCCTGTCACGTTGGACAGTGTCGCCTCGTTAGGGTTGAGCGCGACGACATCGGTGCCCACTGCTGCTGCATTGTGGACAACTACATCAATGCCGAGCCGCTTGATCTCGCGCGCCCAGTCATCCTCACTGTTGCGATAGACGCAGTGCTCACCTGTCGGCAGCTTGTGTGTCAACCTAAGCTGACTGGGATCGACAACTTCGTGATCGAGATCGGCGAATGCAGGTGGAAGGTTGGATGCAATGAAACCTCGGTGACCAGTAATGAGTATCTTCATGAACTCATTATAATCACCGAGGCCTCTATTTACACCAGCGACCGCTGGTTATCTAACTACCTCAACCGTGCTTCTTACCCTTCGCTTTGGGCGCTGGGTAGTCGGTGCCCTCTTCGTCCTCGAAGAACATGATGCCAGTTGACTGGCGCAGTGGTTCCCAGCTGTCGTTCTCGTCGAGGTCGTCGTCCTCGTCGTCGCGGGACATTGGCTTGCCCTTTGCCACGATCTTTGCTGCCTGGACGACTGCAGCGGGTTCATCAGCCCACTTGGCGAGCTTTGCGAGCTGGTTGTAGGATGCACCCTTCTTGACTGCACTTACCATCGCGGGTGTCGCGCGGTACTCCTTGCCCTTGTACTTGCGGCTCTTGGTGCGCCCACCCTTCTTCTCGTGGAGGTCATCCTTGACCATCTCGTACATGAGGTAGTCGTGAACCGTGTCCATCATGTAGGAAGCGACTGCAATCTTCTCCTGCACCCACTCAGGAAGATCATCACGATCTCCGATCTCGTCATGGAGCTCATGTGCCTTCTTGGACAGCATGTAGAGGTTTGACTTGATCATCCCAGTTTCTTCGTAGACGTTCGAATCCTCGTAGTCGAAGTTGCCCTCTTCATCTACTTCAGTGTCGTAATCTTCCTCTGGAACATCTTCGTCTTCGTGCTCTTCATCTTCCTCATCGTCGATGATCTCAGCTTCAATCTCTGGCATATCCTCATCTTGCATGTGATCATGCATCTCTCTGAGGATCATCTTACGCAGGGCTAATCTATTCATACGCATGTGCGCTCCTAGCAGATAACTATCCACCAGGAGCGCACAATATCCTCATTACTCGATCAAACCGCTGTAGTTGCGAGTGATCAGCTTACCTTCACGCTTGCAGTGTGTCAGGTACTCACGGAGGTCATCGAGTGAAGTGCAGACAGCGACTCCGCTTGCCGACAGCATGAGATTGAACTTGGCACCAGGTGGAAGGCCAGCGCAGAAGTAGACGATGGGCTTGTTGCGAGCGTAGAAATAGCCTGCCTCCCAGATCGAACCCATGTCCTTGTTGCGGGTGTTGCAGATCATCCAGTCGCAGATGTCAAGGTGCTTGACATTGCCGTCAAAGATCTGCTTCTGTGTGTCGTTGCTTGCAGTCGCCTCAGCGATCGCATAATCCTTGGGAGAGAAGTAATCGAGCTTGAGATCCTCGAGGACAGCCTTAATGTCCTCAACTTCCTGGAGCCACTCTGGAGAAAACCAACCACTTGCGATATAGACGTTGTTCATGTTATTGCCTCTAAGCAATACTACATGATCAATGTGCCTTGTTCAAGTAATCCTGCGCCGTTCCTGCATCATCTTGCGCGCTCTTGCTCGGACATCTTCTTTAGAGCCCGGGTGCATTCCTGCCACGTATCTAACGCTCTCAACGATCTGCTCATCAGTGACGTAGAGCCAGCCATTTCGTCTGCACAGCTCCTTGATCACCTCAACGCGCTTTGCTTCGTCAGAGTGCATCCACAGCCACTCAACTGATCCCTTGACCTGCTGGATCTGGAGCTCAAGTGTCTTGCTGCGTGTCAGAAGGGATGCAACGATCTTCTCAACCTCGAGGCCTGTGTCGAGGTCGAGGTCGAGGGCGATCTCCACAAGGTTATCTCTATCTGATGCTTGAAATGCCTTGACAGCATCCATGTACAGCTTGACGCGCTTCTCACGCTCTTTCTGGCCGTGATCTGATTGTGCCAGTTTATCAGGATGTGTCTCCTGGACAATCTTCTTGTAGAGCTTCTTGACGTCTACAGCAACATCGTCGGGCACAGGAGGTTTCTCTGGCTCAGCAGGCTGCTGCTGGGGTGGTGCGCTCTGTTGCTGATTTTGCTGGCGAGGCTGAGCGCTTGGATCAACCTTCACGTACTTCAGGGCTTCAAGTAGCTGCTGCTTTCCGCGCTCAAGCATCTCGATGTGGTGAGCGTGCTCTTCTCTAATGTACTTAAAGAAGAGCGTCGCGCGCTGGAGCTCGCGGCTCATGGAGCTACTCTGACTTTAGCCAGGCGAGCGCTGTCTTGACCTTGCTGGGCAGGTGTTTAATCCAGAGCAGATCGCTCTTGAAGCCGCTCTTCAATATAAGTGCATGGGCTCTGATGTGTGACTTCTGCTCACGTGAGCGGATGAACGTGTGTTCTTCGTGTAGATCTGTGATCTTCAATGCACGCTTAACGACGAGCGCAGCAGCGACGGCAGCGTAACTACCGACGACTGCGAATAATGCTGATAACATCTTTACCTCCTGGTGGATCTAAGCAAGCTACGAAGGTCATCAGCCGTGATCTTGCGACCATCAACCTCGGCGATGAAGTCATCCTCCCGAGCTGCGACCTTCTGCTGTGGGCGAGGAGCGGCGAGGCGGGTTGCTGACTCAAGCACGGGGCGTGCTGTCTCAGGAGCACGTGCTGTGACGATAGAAGCTGTGACGGCCGGCTTCTTCTGCACGGTTCGGGTCACTGCCTCTGCTCTAACTTTAACTGACTCCTCAAACGTCGCGTCGAACGACAAGGGTGTAAAGTAACGGTCATCGATCATCACCTCGAGGTCGGCGTGGTAAGCGCCCTCCTTCATGAGGTTCTTCATGGTCGGGATCGTGAAGGACACCTCACCAGGTGCCGTCTGCTGGCCACTGAAGGTGTAGGAGAAGTTCTTGCCCTCGAACACGAGGCGGTACTTGGGTGCGCCGGGCTTTGATCCCTCTATCGCCACGTTGAATCGAAGTTCATTGTCCTGGTCGAGGTAAAGTGCTATATCACTCATCTGTCTCTCTTATGATGCGGTGCTCCCCTATAACTATCCTGTACGGTTCGCTCTTTCGTGCTTTCTGCTCGACAAGCTCGGCATCGATCTGCACCTTCTTCTCGATGATCAGCCGTGTCATCTTGTTGTATAGGGGATTGGCAAGTGGTCGGCGATTGACTTCAGTGAGCAGTGCAACGATCTTGTAGATGTTGATGTCGTCATCAAGCTGAGGTTCAGCGCTGTCGCCACGAAGTGCTTTCTTGACAGCTTCGACAATGATGAAGTACTCAACAGTTCCAGCGACAGCCATCGCAGGTTCCGTCAACTCCTCTTGCCCCATGCCCATCGTCACAATGAGTGGGTTGCCAAGCGGCACCATCTGTGACATATCAAGTCACTCTGTTGCGATGGAACACGGACAAGTAGCTGGGATCGTCGTTCTTGTCGCGGAGGTCAAACCGCGCGACCTCAGTCGAGTTGTCGTGCTTGTAGAAGATCATCTGGAAGTTCTCGTGATCGATCTTCCAGCGCCCGCCGATCATAT